ATGCCGCAGAGGATTTGCGATGCCTGTGGCAAGAGCAAAGATGTCAGCGGGGGCAAGACCTGTGAGAAGGGCCATTTCATTTGCAAGGACTGCGTCTACAGCGGAGTTATCTTCGTGGCGGAAAAGCGGTCGTGCCCAATTTGCAGCAAGCCCTTAAGGTGAGGCCGTTTAGGCCCGGCAGGCGAGTGCAGGGTTTTTCAGCCCACGTAGGCCCGAGGGTTCGACATCAGGGTGCGATAGTTCTGACCCCACCTTGGTGAACCGCGACGATTGGACGCTGCCTCACGAGCCCGGCATCATGAAGGGGGGTCGCCATTAATCGTGGCTACAGCCTGAAGGTTCGGCTGTCGGTTGGCAGCGGCACGCCGCGGCCGAACAAGCACAGGTGGTCGTAGGCCCAGATTTTGAACAAGGGTGTGCGGGAGCGGCGGCCGATCAGGTAGTCACGCTGCCACGGCCACCCCGCGTTGAACACGCCCATGAGGTATCGGCAGTCTGCGCGTGGCCAGGAGAGGACGTCGAAGGGGTAACCGGCCATCCAGCGGACCTTGTCGAGGTTGCGGTCAACGCCGGCGAATTGGAAACCCTCGATCATGAAGTTGTCGAAGCCGGAGCCTGACTTCGATTCCCACTCGAGCGGCAGGTTGATGTAGCGGTTCAGGCGGCGGGTGGCAGGATCGTTCACGTCCAGCGGCCAGAGGAGTTCGAACTTCGCGTTCGGGCGGGTGGCGAGGACGTAGTTGCGGATCGCGTCGACGTGGTCCTTGGCTGTTTGGCGCAAGAAGTTGGCATCGACGTAGCCGTTGACGGAGGGGTCGTCGTTCGGCGTGAGGAAGGTGTGGAGTGGGCGGCCGTACTGAGTCTGGAAGTGGCTGGCCGTGTAGGCGTCGTAGAAGGCCATGCCGGAGGCGTTGGCGAAGTACCACCAGAGCACCTCGCCGAACTGGAGCCGGGCAGTGAGGCCGGCGGCTTCCATCAGCCCGGCGACCTCCTCGTAAGCCTTCTTGATGTAATCGCGGAACGGCGGCGCGAAGGCGCAGTGGGAGGAGTTCTTGTTCCCGAAGCCAGTGGCGGTCTCGACCGGCTGGCCGTCCGGGTAGCGCTGGACCCAGACGGCCGAGGGCGCGTTGTCGGGCGGAAGGACCAACTCCTGGGAGAAGGCCGCCACGCAGGTCATGCCGTTGGCGACGAGCTCGGCGAAGTAGTTCTGGTGCCAATCACGAGCGGCACGGTTGAGCACCGGTGTTACGGTGTCGTCGATCACCCAATTGCCCATCGCTCCGCCCGTGAGGGACCCGGAGACGGTCACCGTGCCGTTCGCAGAAGTATGGCTTTCGGAGAAGCTGAACGAGTAGGCCGGCGCAGGTGAGCGGACCGTGATCGTGAGCACGCCACCGGAGGTCTGGGCCCAGACGCCAACGAAGACCTCGTTGATGTAGTAGGCGAAGTGGGCGGCGATGGTCGATGGGGTGTCCGCCGGGAAGACGCTCTTGCCGATGGTGGTGCCCCCGATGGTCAGGAAGGCCTCGTCGCCGCCGGCCCAGGTGCCGCCGTAGGTGACGGTGACGCTCGGGAGAAAGCCGCCGGTGCGCTTCCGTTGGTTCCACCAGAAGACCGAGACGTAGTGGTTGATCTCGCCGATCAGGCCTAGCTTGCGGATCGCCCAGACCAGCCGCTGGGGCGAGAGCTTGTAGGTGTGATCGGTCCCGTAGTCGCACGCCACGGCGACGTCGGTGTGCGTAGCCGGAGGATCCGGCACGTCAGACGGAACGGCGCACTCCAGGAAGTCGAAGTAGTAATAGAACCCCTGGCTGGCGGCGTTCTTCGTCCCGGTGAGGCGGATCTCGACGGAGTGCTGGCTCGCGGGGACGTTCGAGAACGCCTTGCGGCGAACCTGGCGCGCCTTGGCGGCCTGCTCGTAGCAATCGAGCTGCACTGGCGCCCCACCGTCGAGACGTACCTCGACGATCCCGCAATCGAAGTCGAGCCGGGTGCCCAGGTAGATGTCGTGGATCGCATTGCAGTGGGTCTCGACGGTCGCCGTGGCGCCGGCCTGCGCTGCACGCCGCGCGCGACCCTGGCTCCAGAATTGAGCCGGTGCCCACTCCCAGAAACCGGTGTATCGGACCCAGGCGTCGTTCTCTTCGACCCGGACCGACAACGGCCCGGCGACCTTGAGTGCCCGCTTGCTGAGCGTGTCCACGATGGTCCAATTCGAGAACATCGCCTCCCATTCCTGGTCCTGGTAGGCAGCCGAGTCGGCCAGCTTCGGCGCGAACGTCATCCAGATCTTCTGGAGGTCCGTCGCGCCCTCGGCCGAGAAGTCAATCGTGATCCGCCAGGTGGCGTCCGATGAGCCGCCGGAGAGCTGGCGCACCGATGGCGTGAAGTAGAGGTTCGAATTCTTGTGCAGCTCGTACAGCCGGATCATGTTGCCATCGTAGCCGGCTCGGGCGGCGGTGATCGTCAGGACGTTGCCGGAGGCTGTGGCGGCCAGGGGGATCAGCACCCCCGTCCAGTTGGTGTTGTTGATCTGGTCGCGGATGTTCCGGCAGATGGTCGTGTCCTTGACGTGGTAGAGGGTGTCCGAACCGCTGCCGGAAGCCGACACCGTGAAGCTCGTGCCGGTGTCCAGCTTACGCACGAGCTTCACGTAGTGGGCCTGGCTGCCGGTAGACGCGTCGACGTTCGGATCGGCCGAATATCCGCCCTCGAGGCCGTTGACGCGGTCGCGGAGATGGGCGGCGATGTCTGCGCTGCTGTCTCCGCTCTGCTCGGTGTAACTGTAGATGGTGCCGGCCACCGTGATCGAGTGCACCGTGCCAGGGCCTGCGGCAAAGAAGGGGAACTCAACCTCGACCTTGCCGGGGACGATGTAGTCGAAGGCCAAGTTCTGATACCAGAGCGTGACGCGGTCGAATGCCCGCATGCCGGCGTCGACGAGGGTGAATGCTCCGCTCGCGGCGGTGTAGTTCCCGCCAACTTGGGTGGCGTGGTCGAACAGGTTGATTTGCTTCAGGGTGCCGTCGGTCTTCAGGCAGTTCAGGTAGGGCCAGTCGATGGTGGCAAACTTGGGCGAGTCGATCGGCTGGAGATTCTGGTAGTCGAGATCGAAGGTGAGGATGATGCCGGAGAAGTCGCCGTCGGGCAGGTAGGAGAACCGCGGGTGGCCGAAAAAGTCGTCGCGGTCCCAGAGGACCAGGACGCAGAAGTCGGCGGCGTCGCGGAAGACACCGGAGACTTTGAAGCTGGTCTCTGAGGCGGAATGCAGCGCCGCCGCTGCGCCGAAATCAGAGAATCCTTGGAGATGGATCGTGCGGTTCGGCTGGAGTTTTTTGATCTGGTCCATGGCTCACAGCCTGATGCTCACCACCAGCCGCTCGCCGGGGAAGGTGCTGCCGACGGCCGTGACATCCAGTGTGATGGGCTGGGTGGGTTGGATCGCCGGTAGATCCTTGCCGTCGATGGAGTTCGCCGGGAAGGTCTGGCCGTCGTTGATGACGACGGTGCCGATCGGATTGCCGGCGACTTTGACCACCGCGTTGATGTTGCCGCCTTGGGGAGCGGTCTTGCAGTAGGCGTAGAGGTCCCGGATGCTGGTCGCCTGGCGCAAATAGACCGGCGGCACCGCGTCGCTCTCGATGCCAATGACGCCCTCAACGATCAGGTCCACCTGCTCCCCACTCAGAATCCGGATGCGGCCGTCGACGAAGCTGCTGGTGTAGTTGTTGACTGCGATCGGGGAGTTGCCGTGGATGTTGGTGACGTAGAGTTCGACCGCGCAGACGGCCATCGAGCGGAACGGCTCACGGGCCTCCCAGTCGCCTGAGTCCGGCGTGCCGTAAAAGTTGCGCGGGACGTTGTAGATGAACAGCCGCTTGTCGAGGCGGATCAGCCGGGCGCCAGCGTTATGCACGGTGGCCGTTGATTCCTTCTGTGCTCGCTCGATCTGAGCCGTGTTGCCGGTGATCGAGACGAGCTTTACGATCTCCGCGTCGAGCAGGGCGAGGTCGCCGTCGCTGAAGGATGCGAGGCTCGCAGCGGTCAGTGACGTATCCGTGGCGCTGATCCCTGCCGAAAGCGTGGTCTGGACTGGCGCGGTCTCATCGAAGTGCCAGACGGTGAAGGTCAGGGTGGAGATCGTCTTCGTGTTGGTGAGGTCCTGGAAGCCCACGCCAGCGATGAGCAGCACACCCGCCTGCGGCGCGATCCCGAATCCCGGTTCCGGTGGCGCGGCATTATCGGTCACGTCGGGTTCGGTGGGAACAGGCGATGCGGGCACGTCGGCCGGTTTCGGTCCGATGACCAGGTCGTACATCGAGTCGGTCGTGGTCCGCCCCTGGATGTCGATCGAGAAGTCCTTGTTCAATCGCCACGAGGTGACCCGGAACTCTCCGGAACCGCCCGGCATGTCGGGTTGGGTAATCGAGCAGACCATGCCCGGCTCGGTGTTCAAGGCGAGCACGGTGGTTCGAAAAGAGATCTGCCGTGCGGCCTTCCATTCCGCCGGCGTGATCCCGCCCAGCTCCTCTCGGAGGCGCGCGGTGATCAGCCGCGCGGCCTGGGACTTGCTTGCGGTGCCCGACAGGTTCAGATTCGACTTCAGGAACAGGGGCGAGACGGCGCCGCCGATGAGCTTGGCGTGGTCGATGTCGTAGAGGGTGATCGAGTTGTTGACGAACTCGAACTCTTCGTCAGCGAAGTTCGCAGTCAGGTGATTGAAGGCCGGCCGCAAAGGAGCCAGTTGCAGGCTCTGGAACAGGATGTTGCCCACCGTGAACGGTTCGATGACTGAAGAGTTCACCCGGATACCAACCTTCAGCCTGCCGAACGCGAAGGTGTAGTAGCCCAGGCAGTTCATCAGGATCTCTTGAATCCAGTCCCGCAACGGCTTCTCCTCCTGGAGCACGCCTCGGAACTTGAACTGCGTCTCGGTGCCGGTTCCCACCAGTTTATCCACCTGCTCGTTGCAGATGGACGCGGCGGCGATTGCAGCGTCGACGTCGAAGTACTGCTCGGCGGTGGCCGCGTCGGCAAAGCGCAGGCCGCGCGCCCGCAGCAGCGTGTTGATCACGATCCACACCGGGTTGGTGAGCACTTGCTGCGACCGCGAGCCGGGGGCCGTCCACACCCAGCCGCTCAAGCCCTGGTTCACGATGGCCTGCATCGAGTGCTCGCCAATCCGTGAGGGTTGGATGCCCTTGGCATCGGCGCGGCGCAGCTCGATGAAGGCTGTGCCGGCGGCGAAGTTGTCGAGGTAGGTGCTGTTGCCCGAGTAAACCTTGCGCCAGTATCCGCCCGTCTGGTCGCCCGACTGGCCGAGGGAGAAGAAATCGGTCGCACCAGCAGGGTCCGTTCCGAGGGCCGTTCGAAGGCCCAGTGAGCCGGGATAGCCGTGGTGAAACTGGCCGTCTAGCTTATGGCCGGTCCCGAAAGCGCCGAGCGGGCCCTCGCCGACGATCCCGAGCGCGTCGTAGAAATCGGATTCGTCCCGACCTGCGGCGATCTTGCAGTTCACAGGCATGTTCGCATCGGTGTAGATCTCCGGCAGGACCTCGTCGTAGATGGAGTCCGCGACAAGCGAGACGCTGGTGATGGAGGACCGCCCGAAGCCCCAGGTGCCGGTTGAGTTATCCTTGATGCGGACGCCTTGCGGTTCGGCCAGGAGGCCACCGAAGTAGCGCTTCATGCCGTGGGCGAGGCACCCGTTCGGCGTCTCGTATCCCTTGTCGCACTTGGTCGAATCAGCCGATGGGAAATGGACCAGATCCATTACGCCCTGCGCGGCGAACGGGCAACCAAGACCGTCGTTGAACTGTTTCCAGCACGTGCGCGAGATGCGGCGGGTGGGAAAGGGGAGATTGAGCTCGTAGAGGCCATCAGCGGCCGTGATGTGGAAGTCCGGCCCGGAGTCCATCGACCAGTTGACGATATCGCCCTTCCAGAGGTCGAGCTTGATGCCTGTGCCGATGTGGAACAGACTGAACTCGATTGACGCGCGGAACAGATCGACGTCGTTCGCGAGGTCGCGCAGAACGCGGTCCGCATTGCCGAAGCTGAACTGCGCTTCGTCCGCCTCATTGCCGATGGATTGCGAGATGCCGTCGAACTCGACGAGCCGCGCCTGATAGAGCTGGCTGCCGATGGTGCAACGGCGGTCGGACACGAAGATCGCCGGGTAGCCGGCCTGGAGGGGCTGGATCTTGACGAGGGGAATCAGTTCCTGAACCTGGGAAAGCAGCGCCGCGGCAAGTGCGCTTGAGGGGAAGCGGGAGAGGGTTTGGTTCAGAGTGTAGGTCGGGGCCGTCGTCGGGATCTCGACCAACGTCACCCCGACCGAGCACACGGCGTCCGAGACCATTTCCCAGGAGAGCGGGTCGTTTTCGAACCGGCAGGTATAGCGCGTGGTGCCGTTGCCGTCGTCGTTCGGAGCGTCGTAGTAGAACGCGCCGTAGGGACCGTAGTGGTTGTCCCAGAAGTCGCGGAGAGCGATGCGATCGGATTCCTTGAGCCGAGCCCGGCGGACGGTGAAGTGCTTGGCCCCGGTGCCGAGCAGGAACCGCTGCTCGATCTTGGCATTCGCGCTGCCGAACTGATGGACGACGACCTCGGGCGCGTGTGCGCGGCCGTGGGGGGAGTCCGGGACGATGGGGAAGACGCCGGAGACGGCGATCTCCGGCACGGGGATGTTGCCCAGATAGTCGCTCATAGTGTCAGGCGAGCTCTACAAGCTCGATCTCAACGTCGATCCGCGCCAGTCCGGCGCTCTGCTGCCACGCACCTTCGAAGCGCACGGTATAACGTCCCTGGGTCGCCGTACCGGTCGGGTCGTGGCTGAACTTCGGCACGGTTTCCCAGGGGTCGTAAAAGTAGAACGGCTCTTGCGATGCCTTGCGGGCGTCGTAGAAGTCCCGCAGGGCCTGGAGTTCGGCCGGCGCGAGCCGCTTTCCCAGACGCCAGTGCTTCCGGCTGGTGTCGGTCAGGCGTCCCCGCTGGGCTTCGCCGTTGCGGTACTCGTTCACCTGGACCGCATACTCACGGGAGTGGACAAACACGCGAGAAAGGCTCTGCGGCAGCACCGTCGAAGGTGCTGCATTAGGAACGGACCCAGGCACCGGCTCACCGCTCCAAAAGGGCTATGGGGGGCTGGTTGGACGCGGCCACGGTCAGCGACCCGCAGGTAGCAGGGAAAGTTCCGGCGCTCCCGTTGTTGCCACCTTGGGCGAATCTCTTGTTCGCCTGCACGTTCAGCATGGAGATGGCCTGGCTCGGGATGCTGGTGGACCGGAGCGTCAGGGTCGTAGAATCCGTCGTCATCGCCAGAAAGTAGACGCCGGGGTTCAGCGTGACGGGACCACCGGAGATAGTCTTGGTCTTGACCCCCGCCACGTTGATATCCGGGCTGCCGCCGGCGGTCATGACGCCTGAGTTCAGCATGAGGCTCGAGCACGACGCGTCCCAGATCCCGAGACCAAGCGAAGTTCCTGCGCCGCTCGTCGCGACCACCTCAAAGCTCATCTGGTTCACCGTGACCGCGAAGGGCAGGACGAACTGCCAGACCCGCACGTTGTTTGCTCCGAACGTGTTTGTGGCGCCCGACGACTGCGGCGCCTGGATCGTAACTGGGAAGAAATACCCCTGATCCACCGTGCCGACAAGGACCGGCTGCCAACCCTTGTCGAGACGACCGGAGCCATCGGCCTTTGGGATAGCGTTCGCCGCGGCTGTCGCCTGGGCTACTTCATCAGACCCACCGTTCTTGTGTGTCGGTGCGTGGGCCAGGGGGGTTCTGGCGTCGCTCAGGCGGGAATCGGAGTTGGTGACGTACTTGTTGCCGCTACCGGGAGTCCCAGAAGTGCCGGACAGGGCCGCCTTCTCGCCAGTGGTGGGCAGATTCGCTCCGTCGACGAGAGCCGACGTTGGCACCGTGGCCGGGTCCAGGCCAGCACCGGAGCCGAAGAACGTCTTCGCCTGTAATTCGGCCAGGTCATTGGCCCCGCTGTTCCACACCTTGAACCGGCTCTTGTTGCCGAAGAGCGTGATCCAGTCGTTTGATCCGGTGTTCGTTAGCGTCAAGAGATCCGTCGTACTTGCCTGGATCGTTTGCGGCTGCAAGAAGACGTTCGCCTCATCCTTGTAGCCGGTCTGCACATGCTGGCGGGCTTTCGCCAGGGTTCCGGTCCATCCCAAGGTGTGCGTGCTGCCGGAGCTGGAGATCGTTACGTTCGTGTCGTTCGCAAAGGACTGGCTGCTGGAGTTGAGGCCGTTTATCGAGAGAATCCCGCTGCCCGCCGGCGAAGACCACTTCAACCCCAGCGGGACCGATGAGTCGGCCGTGAGCACCTGGCCATTCAATCCAACCGGCAGCCGCCCCCAGGCCGTTCCAAATGCGATTACGTCGCCCTTCGCCGCCCCGAGGATGCTCAGCTGCGATAGGGCCACGCTGAGGGCCGGGGTCGGAACCGTGGTGACCGCCACGTCCTTGATCTTGAGCGGCGTGGCCGAAGTCGGAACCACCCAGTACTGCAGGTAGGTTCCTCGCGTGAGATAGAAGCGAACTGCGTAGGAGGTCCCGGATGGCGTGGCCGTATCGTTCGGTTCGAGCGTAATGTCGACGACGCCGTTGGTGATGGTCGCCGTCTGCTTGCTGGCCCCGATCGGTTCATTTCCAGGGGTGAAGAATGGCGTAAAGAGAGTGACTTCGGCTCTCCCGCTGGCCGGCGTTCCGTCCGGGTACTTGACGGTGTCCTGAATCCTGGTGCCGGCTAACGCCAGAGCAGGCAACAGGACGAATGCCAGGATTTCATTCGTGATTCGCATGAGGAGGTCAGCTCGTCAGCGTTCCTGGACTCAACTGCAAGCTCAGCATCTCGCGGCGGCCGGCGTTGGCTCGCGTGGCCGTCATCGTCGCGCCTTGAACCAGGCGTGGATTGTTGGCGATTGCCTGAACCGCTTCGCCCTGAAGCAGCGCCGTCGTGGCCGGCCCGTCGAGTTGGATCACGATGGGTCCAGCGTTCTGCGGCGTCCCGGCACTGATGCGGTCGAGGCCGATAGTGGGCAGGCCGCCCAAGGAGGGCAGCGGGCTGGCGTTCGAGAAGCCGGGTTGCTGGTACAGGGAGCCGCCGCTTTCCACGAGCGTCACCGGTCTTGACGTGGCTGGCATTCCCGAGACCCGCTGGCCCGTGGCCATCGCGTAGAGTTCGATCAGATCGCGGATCTGTGGACTGCGGATCGCCACGTCAAGATTCCCGCCGAAGCCCTGCTTGGCAGTGTCCACGATCTGCCGCAGGATCGCTTTGTCCGAGATGGCGACACCGTAGATGGCCTTGATCTTCTCTCGCGCCTTCTCCTGGGCGCCCTTCACGAAGAGCCGGATGGTGCCGGCGATGGCCCCGGCGATCGCACCGATGGCCGCGCCGACCGGGCCACCGAACTTGAAGCCGATCAGGGCGCCGCCGCCGGTGGTCATGGCGAGACCGGAAGCCCCGCCGCGCCGCAGACCTTCCATGGCTAGGAGCGCGCCGCCCATCAATGCGGCGTCCGACTTGCCAATCGCCGACAGCTTTTGGCCCATCGTGGCCGCCTGCCAGGTGGTGGCCATGCCCGGGCCGAGTTGTACGCTACCGCCGACGCCGAAGAACGACTTCAATCCGGGTACCATGCCGGCGAAGTTCGCGCCCCACGTGCTCGCGGTTCCCGCCGGGGAGCCACCCATCGAGACCGGTCCAGTGAACCCAACCGTGCCGCCCGGTGCGCCGGGAATGCCAAACCCTCCGAGGCCCGGCACGCCGCCGCCACCGAAGACTGGGACCGCGCCGATCCCCAGTAGGGTCCCGAGCCGCCCCAATGAACCGCCGCCCCCAACACCGCCTGGAGCAAGGGACACCCGGGTCCCCATGAATAGTTGCATAAGCATGGCGGCCACCCGGCTGGTGATCACGTCCTTGATGGCCGTGAGCAGGGCGGTTTTCAGGGAATTTCCGATGGCCGACCAGATGGATTGGGACTTGGTCAGCAGTGCGTCGAACACGCCCTCGGCTTGGCGCTTGAAGGACTCGAAGATCTGGCGGTTCTGGTCCCGGATCGCCTGCGTCTGCCGGATGGCGGCGTTCTCGCGGGCGGCGGCGATGGCCGCGTCGGTCTGTTCTGACATCTGCTGCCGGATGTCCTCGCGCTGCTGGGTTAGTTCGGCGATCCGTTGGTTGATTCGCTCGGCCGTGTAGCCCAGTGAGCGCAGGCGGGACTGCTCCTCCAGCGCCATGCGGAAGGTCTCCATGTCGAACAGGCGCAGCTTGATCTCGTGGACCTTTTCGAGGTACTCGACCTCGATCTCCATCTTGCGCTGCTCGACGGCGAGCTTCTGCCGGAGCGTCTGGGCATCGGCCGCTTCGAGCGCGCGCACCTGGGCGTCGCGGGAGAACCCAGCACGCTGCTCCTCAAAGCCATAGACCTTTTCCAGGTGCTCGACGGCTTTGGTCGCCACGTCTTCCTCGTATTGAAGGCGCTTCTGGTAGAGGTCCGACTCCCAGGCGAGCCGCTGCTGGATAGCCTCCTGCTGCTCCTTCAGGTACGCGGCCATCTCCTCCTTCTGCATCGCCCGGACCTTGGCGCTCAGTTCCCGCTCGAGGTTGGCCCGTGTCTCTGCCAACAGCGTGAACTTGTGCAGCGCGCCCTTTTCGTCGACGAACGTGCTGTACTTGAGGGCATCCCTTTGGACTTCGAGCAGTGCCTTGGCCGGGCCCTTGATGGACGCCTGTTCAGCCTGGAGCGCCGCCTCAGCCGAACTCCGGACCGCCTCCATCTGCTTTTTGCGGATCTCGCGGGCCAGTTTGAGCTGCTCTTCGGTGGGCCCAGTGTCGAGTTTCAGCTTTGGGAGGTTTTCCCCGAAGATCCAGTCCTCCTTCCCCAAGAGCTTACGTTTGCCGCCTGTAAGCGCCTCGCGGATGTCTCCCTCCGTGAAGCCCATCTCCTTCATCTGGGCAGCCGTCTTGCCCTGGCGCATCGCGTCGATGATCTGGGCCTTCTTGATGGTCTCCCCGAGCGATTCGTTCAGCTGGTCGAGCTTCTTCTTCTCGTTCCAGAGGACCAGTCCGAAAACCGCCACACCGGCCGTGAGCAGAGCGAAGGGGTTCGCGGCGACCCACGCGCCGATGGCAGCGAGCCGAAACGCCTGAAGCGCCTTCACGACCGACAGGATCTTGGGCGCGACCTCGTAGGCCACGATGACGATGGCGATGTTCTTGATGGCTTCGGCGAGCGTGGTGAGGTGCCCCACATTGTCTTTGGCCCACTGCGCGAGATCCTTCAACGTGCCCAGGAACTTCTTGTACTCTTCCTGGAAGTGCGCGCCGAGCTCCTCCTGCAAGTCGTGGAACTCCCGCTTCAGTCCCTTCAGCATCGACTCGGCTTCGCCGGACGCGGCGGCGTGGGCGCCCTGGATCTTTGCGCCTTCGCGCATCACGGCGTTGTAGCGGACCTGTTTCTCTTCCGCCTCCGTGAGGGCGCGGCCCAGTTTCAGTTCCTGGAGCGTGACGTCCTTCTGGAAATCCACGAAGATGCCCATGCTTCTCAGACCGCGCGAAGCACCCGATTCGATGGCCTGAATAATGCCTTCGATAGCCTGCCCCGCAGACACGTTTTCAATCGCCGCCGCGTCTTTGGCGAGCTTCGCCAAGCCCTCGGCTTTCGACAGTTCCAAGCCGGCGATTATCAGCCGGTCAATCGCATGCAATGCCTCTTCGTTTTCGAAACCGATCCGCTGGATGGCCTCGGCATATCTCATGGCCTCACCGGCACTCTGCCCGTGCGCGCGGGCCAGCTGCTGGGTGACAACGGTCATGCGGGACACCTGGGCGGCGGCCTGGACCGCGCCGACCGTCCAGTCCTTGGCCCAAGTGAGCGCGGTTTTGATGACGTCGGCGAGGAGGTTGCCAGCGGTCGCGCCCTTCACCATGCTCGCCGTCATCCCGTCGATGCCCTGCGAAGCGCCCTTGGCCGCGCTGACGGCGGTGGTCTCGATGCTCGACAGTCCGGCGTTCACGCTCTTGATGGAGACATTGGCCTTGTCGGCGTCGACCTGGATGACGAGTTGAAGGGTGTTAGCGGCGGCCATGGGTTTGTTCGCGCTCGAGTCGATCTCGCTCCTCCTCGACGAGCAGCATGGTGTAGAACTCGTCCGCGGCTATCTCATCGAGGCCGACTCCAACGCCCAGCTTGAGTGCGGCGCGAAGATCGAGTGCCCGGCGGATCAACTGGCCCGGTTCGGAGAATTGCGCTGCGTCGAGCCGGTCGAGGGGACAGTGGTCGCAGCGGCCACCGTCATCCGGGGCATCCGGACACAGACCCGGATCGCACAGTTCCTCCCGCCGCAGGGCCCAGTGAATCAGGAACCGGAGGGAGGGCTGCTCGGGCCACTCCCCGTTTGAAAACTTGCTGTGCTGTCCTCCTGGAATCCAGCGTCCAGCGCGTCGATGGTCGCTTTCACGGTGACCGCCTGGTGGATGATGGGGACCGCGCCGGCATAACCCTCGGTCGACTGCGTAAGCCTCCCGTAGAGCGAGCCGGCGGCAGCGAGGTTGATCGTGAGTTCCTGCTTGTTGAAGGGCAGATCCAGCACGCGCGCGAAGCCGCGCCGGTATTCGATCACGTCCTTGGCGCTCGGCATCCGCAGGAGATGAGCGGTCAGGCCGCCGGGAACCCGCAGGCTCACCCGAAACGCGCCGGCCTCCGGAAGAACGTCGTCCACGTCCGCCTGGCTGAGTTGTTCGATGATCCGGCTCGCCTCGAATGCGTCGACCTCCGGGCCTTCCTCAACCCGGATCTTGGCGAGCAGCACGGAGTCCACATCCTCGGAGCTTGGAATGACCGTCTCGGAGATCCCGCGGCCCAACTGCTTGATGATGATCTTCCGGCGCCTCTGCCGCTCCGTCCATTCCTCGTCAGTCGGAAACCGGACCTTGACGGTCTTTGTCCCTTCGGCCGAACGAAGCTGGACCTCCACTTGCCGTCCAGCGTCAAACACAGCCTTCTTTTGCTCTTCCATAGCTGACCTCCTATTGGCAGATGCCATCGGTGTTGCACAGCGCCACGGCCGAGAGAACGCCGTTGGTCGCGTCGTATTGCGGCTGGCACTCAACGGCAACCGTGACCAGCCCGTCCGTATCGCCCACCTCGGCAGCCGAGAAGCTGACCTTGTGGAAAGTCACCGTGAGCTTGTTATTGGCGTCGTACTGCAACGCGATCACAGCGGTCCCGGTGGTCTGGTTCTTCAGGCTGGTCAGTTCCGGCGAACCGCTGGCGAATCGTGCCACGAACTTCAAACTCCCCTGGCGGTTGCCGCACTCCAGGCGCCCGCGAATCGCTCCCGAGGTGGCATCACCCGCGCTCTGGAAGCCAGAGCCGGGGAAAAACCCTGCATCGAGGCGAATGTTGTTCTTCCAGCCGAAGTCCAGCGAGACGATGTTCTTGTTGGTGACGTAGTCAACGCTGTTGATGGTGAGGGTGAGCGAAGCTGAAGGCAGCAGCTTCTCTACGGTTGCGGCCGGGAGTGTGATCCCAGATGGTTCCGTGAGCTTGCCCGAGCTGACGAACTCGATGTTGATCTTGCTGTTGGCGCGGCCCGGCCCCGAGCCGACCATAATGGTCCAGCCCTCAACGGCACACCCCACGGCCATCCGGTCGATGACTGACGAACCGCCCGGCCGGATCTGCTCGATGAAGCTGAAATACGGCAGTTCGATTCCGTCGGCAGTTGGGTTGAGCGGCGTGCACGTGTAGGTGAAGTTGGGAGTCGCGCCGCTCTTGACCACCTTGCCGAGGCCGAACGCCATGGCCCAGGCGGCGATGTCGGAACTCAGGTACTTCTCGATCGTGCCCGCGATGTCCCAGGAAGTCTTGAAGACCTGCGTCGCAAACTCGTGGCCTTTGCCAAACTCCTCGGCGTCGCTCTCGGTGTTGAGTTTCGGGTTGGCAAGCGCCGCGTTCAGCTTCTTCAGTTGCCAGATGTTGGCGACCAGGTTGGCTGTGGCGATGTCGGTCTGCTTGCCCTTGCCAAAACCGATCAGGATTTCACGAATGTTCGCGGACATCTTCGGTTACCTCCTCGGGCGGGTCACACTGGCTCCAGCCCTGAACGAGCAGCGGTACCAGGATCTCGGGTGTTGCTTCCACTTCCTTCGGCTCGCCGCCCTCTGGGCCGCGCATCCAGACTTTTGGCATCAGTCATCTCCAATCTCGGTGAACGACATGGAAACCTCGAAATAGTCCAACCCCTCGGCGTCGGTGGCGCGATGGATCGACGGCACGTCCATCGGGTAGCAGGACTGGTGGACTGTCGAATTGATCATGGGGGTCCCCGTGCCTGCAGGGAGGCCCTTCGTCAACAGCCGAAACAGCCGGTAGTAGGCCGTGGGAGGCTCTTTATCAAACGTCTCGTGAGCGCGCAGATAGAGCGCGACCTGATGTTTCCACGTCTCGTTGCCGCCGAAGCTGCCCGGCGCCGTCCCCTGCCAGGCGACCATGATGGAGGGCGCCGGCATCTGATGTATGGCAAGCGCGAGGCTGACTTTCTTCGGGTATTGGTCGTGGTAAGCGTAGATCCGGCTGGTGTCGCCGTCCATTTCCAAGACCAGTTCAGGGATGTCCCGAAGCAGGGTTACCAGGGAATCGATAATGGCCGAAGGATCAATCATCGCTGTTTCCCGCCGAGTGCCTTCTCAAGGACGAGGCGTCTGATGTTCTCCTGAAACACCCGGCGCGCGGCCTCCGTTACCGCCGCGCGGTTCTTGGGCGAAAACACCAGCCAGGGCTCGATCTTCTGGTTAGCCCACGCTTTGATGCGCTCCTTCCGCGAAGTCACGTTGGCTTTGGCCGAGTTCTCGCTCACGGTGCGGAGCGAGAGGTTCCGCAGCATATTGCCGGTGAAGGTCAGATTGCGGCGGTTGCCCAACCCGAGCTTGGTTTTGCGGATCGCGTACCGCTTCGTCAGCGGCTTGGCCGGCCCATCACCGGCGCCGAGAGCTGCCGTGATGCGGTTCTTCACCGTTGCCACACCCACGGTCCCGATCTTCACCATCTGGTGCTGGCGAAAGTTCAGGTGATCGAGGACGATCTGCTTCTTCTGCCAGATGCGAACACTGGGCATAGCGAATCACTGCAGGCGTAACCCGAGGGTAGCGCCGCCCTGCCCGTCAGCCTCGATCTCGAACACCTTGTATACGGAGTCGCCGACCTGCACCTCATCTCCGCGATCCGGCGCCTGGGGCAGGTCAGACAGGCGGATGAACAACAGAGCGTAGGTCCCGGGCGAGTTTTCCTCGCTTCGGTGGGTCGCCTCGAAGATTGCCTTGAGGGTCACAGCCACTGACCCACCGACCTGCGGTGAGTAGGTGACCTCCCTGCCGAACGCAGCGAGAGCGCTCGTGTTGAGACCGTCGATCAGGGAGGCCCAGTCGCTCATGCTCAGGCCTTGGTGCCCTTGACCAGTACCTCCGGCCGCAGGCAGACCGGAAGCGGGTTGGACTGCGTGTGCACATCCGTGCCGCGCCCGAACTTGCGCGGTTCCTGCTTGGCGTAAAGCGGCAATCCCAGCGTGTTCGCCGTCTCGTTGAAGTCCGCCGGCGCAAAGAAGGTCCGGAAGGTGTTCGCGGTCCCCAGGGGGAAGAAGTGGGCTTCGTCATCGGCGATGAACTTGCGGACATTGCCCGCCGCGTCAGTCGCCTGGCCGCGGTACTCCTCGAAGGTCACCCCGCCGAAGGTGAACCCGGTGCGGTAGTCGTTGCCGAGTTGCTGGTTGCGCTGGAAGTACATGAACGCTTCCTTCACCTTCGCGTGCGTGGTGAAGGCATCGTAGAAGCCCTGGGAGCACAGGCACATGACACCCGTCATGAACTCGCCCTTCAGGTTGTCCTCGATGTGCCGCTTCACTTCGAGCACCTTCAGCAACACCTCGGTCGAGGCGGTGCCCAGCACGAAGCTGACCGTCTTCGCGGTGATGCTGAACTCGCTGTAGAGGTCGTACAGCGTCGAGCCGTCCGCATCCAGGATCACGCCCTTCAGCGCCCCCATGCGCAGGTACTCGAGCGTGATGGCGTGCTTGTTGCGCATGTTCTGCAGCTTCAGCGCCAGCAGATTGGAGACGGCGTCCGTCTCGGTCTCCGAGCCGAACGCGCGGATGCCCTGGACCTCCTCGGGCAGCACCGCATCATCGTGCGGGATGTGCGGGATCACGAACGACCGCACCTTGCGCTTGCCCGTGGTGCCCAGAGTGCCCGGAGCGCCCACCGGCTGCGTCGGAAGCAGGTTCAGCACGCCGCTCATCTCCTCGATGATGATGGTGCGGGTGCGCACACCTGTCGGCGTCATCAGGTTCAACTGCTCCAATCGCCCGTAGGTGTTCGGGATCTTGTTGATGGCGGCCGTCAAGGCCACCATGTCGAAAGCGTCAGTGGCAAAGGGGTTCAGGATCATGGGTTAGGCTCCTTGGCGGACGAGAATGCCCGCATTCTTGAGTTGCGCGATCGCGGCGTTCTTCTGGTTGGTGGTCGCGCCCGCCGGCCAGAGGATGCCGTTGTCGGAGACAATGGCGCTCCGCGCGATCGCAACCGCGGCTTTATCGCTGCCATCGGGCGCGGTAGCGTCAAGCAGCAGAATGCCGCAAGCCAGGTCGCTGCCATCGGTGGCCGCGAAGTCGATCTGCTTGACCTTGCCCGATCCCGCCGCCACGGTAATCGTGAAGGCGTCACCAGAGGCGAAGTCCGTCGAGCCGTCGGCGATGGTAAAGGTCAGATGAGTGGTGAACTCGACCCCGACCGTGGCGACGCCGATCAGGATGCCGTCCGGGCCCTCGACGGTGAACTTGCCGGCGTTGGTGGCGGGCTCAATACAGACCAGTTGGTAGACACCGGGCTTGGCGGCCTGACCCACGGTGGGCGCTGCGGTGATCGTGCCGTTGCCGGTGTTGCCCGCTACGGCGGCTCCGGTCGCGGCGCCCTTGGTGATCTTGCCCAGGACCATCCCACTCAGCAGCGCCCGTTCGGCGCCGCTGCCGGCCAGCACCGTAATGACATCGCGGCTGAACTGGTTCTCGTACTCGAACTTGAGCCAGTCGCCCAGGTATTTGCGTTCGGTTAGCACAGACATCGGTTACTTGCCTCCTTTGCCGGACGAGCCGGCCAGCTTCTCGACGGCCTTGATCACCGGGTTGTTATCGAGACTCGGTTTCGCCGCCGTCCCGGTCTCGGGCAGCACGTGCGAGCGGATCTCGGTCGAGTCCTCGGTGGCGCGGGCTTCGAGCAAGTGCTGCCGCGCCTCGACCGCGGTCATCTGCTTTGCGAGAAGCGGCGCCGCTCGGGCCGGCATGCCGGCGAGCGCGCAGAGCTCCACGATCTCCCGTGCCTCGGCGTAGCCGTGCCTGCGGGCTTCGGCACGCATGGCCTCGATGTCAACAGCTGGCTCGATGCTCTCGATCCGAACCGGTTCTTCGTTCATGGTCTTGCCTCCTCGTTGGATTGAAATGGTGGGCCGCGCCTGAGCCTGCCTCAGATCGCCGAGCGCTTCGGCACGCGTTCCCATGCGGTCGGCGAGACGGACCTGGATCGCGCCATCGCCGAAGTAGCGCGCCGCCTCGGTGTCGCGGATGGCCGCCTCAGCGAGGCCGCGATTGCGCGCGACCGCCTTTACGAGCATTCCGTAAGTGCGGCTCAGCTCGGCTTCGATGGCGGCGCGGGCTTCCTCGGTCAGCGGCGTGTGCGGATTGAAGTCCGCTTTGCGCGCTCCGGCGTGCAGGATGGTGTACTTGAAGCCGAGCTTCTCGTCGTTCCCGCTCACGTCGAGATGCGTGACGATAACGCCAATGCTCCCCAGACCGGACGACTGACCGGCGTAGATCCGCTGGGCTGCGGAGGCCAGCAGGTAGGCGCCACTGAAGGCGTCCGCGTTGGCGACGGCGAAGATGGGTTTGGCCGAGCGAGCCGCGTAGATCGTGTCGGCGAGTTCGAAGACCCCGGCCACCTCGCCGCCCGGCGAGTCGACGTCGAGCAGGATGCCTTTAACAGCGGGGTCGGTCGAGGCGTCCTCGATCTCGTTCTGAAGATCCACGTAAGCCTGCATGCCCGACAGCGCGTCGAGTCCGTAGGACTTGTGGACAAGCGTTCCCTCGATCGGGATGATGGCGATCCCGTCGGGAGTGAGTTCGTACGTCTTCCGCGAGGCGGGCTGTGCTGTGACCGCGGCCACGGGGGCGGGAACCTCCAGTCCCAGGCGCGGAGCCAGCACGCCGAGGATCACCTCCAGCTTCTGCGGCGCGATCAGCAGCGGGGTGTCAAAGATCCGAGTTGCCAGATGAGACAGATGCTGCATTCGGTTCCTTTCGTGGGTCGGAGTCGTACTCAAGGCCGAGCGAATCGGCTCGCTCGTTATCAGCCGCGATCTCCCGGTCAAGCGCCTCGGCGTCGTAGCCCTGCTCGGAGACGACCTCGGCGCGGCTCTTGAAGCCGGCCCGCACGGCCATGATCTGGGCCTTGATGTCCTTGAGCGGATCAACCCAGGCGAAGCCCGGCGGAATCCACTTGACGTCGTAATACCCCGCATCATCGGCGGTCGCCGGCAGCGCGCCTGCGAGCATGGCCGCCTGAATCCACTGGTGCCAGATGGGGCGGCACATCTGGAACACGATCACCTGGTGCTGGAACTGCTCACAGCGCCGGCGGAACTCCAACAGCCCGGCTCGGATCGACGAGTAGTTGACCCCGGTGAGGTCTCCGGTTAACTGCTCGTAGGTGATCCCCATGCCGGCGGCAATGCTGCGCAACTGCACGCGCATGAACGTTTCGTAGGTGGCGCCCACGTCCGCCGGGGTCGAGAACTTGACGTCTTCGCCGGGAAGCAGCACTTGAAGCGTGCCTGGTTCGAGGCCGGCCAGGGCTGCACCCGTCGAATCGGGTGATCCTTCCCCGAGGATCTGGTCCTCGGGCGCGTTCTTGGTGACGAAGCCGGCGAACATGGCGGCCGTCTTCTTCCGGACCAGCTCCGCGTCATCGTACTGATCGAGCTCGTAGAGCTTCACCAACACCTGCGTTAGCCAGGGCTGGCCCCGGAGTTGCCCTGGGCGGATGGGCCGGAACAGATGAAGAATGGATTCGGCCGGCACACGGACCAGTTCGGTCGAGGCCATCGGGTTGCTGGTGTCGCCGGGATGCTCTCTGTAAAGATGATAGGCGACCCGTTTCCCAATCCCGTTGAACTCGATTCCCGCTCGAATGTAGTTCCCGTTCTCCAGCTTTCGCGTCTCATTCGTGGGCAGGTGCTCGGCCTCGAGAAGCTGCAACTGTAGAGGCACCGACAATCCATCCTTTGGCAACCGGGGCCGCAGCCGGATGAAACACTCACCGGCCTCCATTACCGAGCGGCAAGCCATCGCCTGCAACCCGTAGAAATCCGTCAAACCCGATGCGTCGGCTTCGTCCGTCCAGCGCAGCCACAGCGCCTGGATCTGTTCCTTGGTTTGGCCGTCCGGATGCTGCGACTGCGGCTTGATTCCGGTCCCGATGCAGTTCCCAACGAAGGAATCGAAGGCGTTGGTTGCCCACGGATTCCGGCGGACCATGTCGCGCGAGCGGCTCCGCAGGGTGTCGGCGCTGCGGAAGACCAGCGTGTTGATATCGCTGGTCGAAGTGATCCAGCCGGTAGTCCGGCGCGTGCTGGCTGCAGCCTCATAATCGGATTCCGCCCTGAGCCGCGGGAACGCGGCCTGCAGTCGCTTCCAGAGACGCACGTCTCAGAAACCCTTCTGTGTCGAGATCCGGATCTGCCGCGTCACTGGAGTGCCCGTGTCCTTCGCAAGTTCGGCCTCCGCCGCGGCGATGGCTGCTTTCAACTCGTCGATGCTGCGGTACTCGATCTCGCGGTCGGCGAAGCGGACCCGCCTTGCGCCGTTGGCCAGCGCATCCCGCAAAGCCTGAAGTTGTTGCTGGGTGTAAGGCATTCAGCGATCCAGAAACTGAGATCGGACGATGCGCCGCACCGGCGCCGCCCTTTGAGATGCCACCACGGCCGCCGACGGCTGGCCGGCCTCCTGTTGTTCTTGCTTGCGCCTGACGGCCGCCCCAACTTGCTCTTCGAGCGCGTTCCAATGCCGTTCCGCGAATCGATCCAGGCCATAGACCGTCGCCGCGGCCCGCGCGTAGACCCGGCAGTCGAGCGCCTCATTACGCTCGCGCATCTTCTGCCACTCCATCCGCCGGTAGCCTTTGACTACCTTCGTCACCAACTGCTCGGCGGTGAGCTGCTTGAAGAACTCCTCGGAATACTTCGGAAAATGGCAGAAGCCAGACGGATACGGTTCGCCACTTTCGTCAGTCGGTTTCTCCAGCCGCAGCCAGCGGTAGATCTCCTCTTTGATCAGCCCTGAGCACACCGGCCACACCCGGATGCCACGCCGCATCCGCTTGCCGCTGGCCGAGACATCGACCGCTGTTGCCTGGCCCACCGGCGCCGCCCCGCGCTCGATGCCTTTGACGACCATCACGCGGCTCGAGGCTTGCCGCCGCGCCCAGTTGTAGACTTCCTGTGTCGCGTAGCCCGAGTCGACCGCGAAACGAACGACCGGCAACTCCACGCCTGAGGCCGTCGGATAGGTTTCATCGAGGAGCGCCGATAGCCTGTCCCAGACGTCGTTTCTCGATGTGTCCCCTTCGACCACCCGGTATTCGACCGACCACGATTCTTTCCCTCGGCCCCAGGCCACGACCTCGCACTCGATGCGATCCCGCTGAACGTCAACGCCGGCAGTGAGGAAGAGCCCGCCCGCCGGCACGATGCCGGTCTTGTAGTCCTCGCGGCGCTCATACAGCCGCTGCCAATCCGGCGCCTCACCCATCTGGGTCCAGGTCTCACCCAGTACCGTGTTCACGAAGACTTGGAGTAGCGACTGATCCTTCTGGGCCTGCTCGAACATCTTCGCGGCATCAGCCCAACTGAACCAGCCGACCGGGCTGTAGAGGCTCGATAGATGAAACCCCGCCGGGCGGCCGTCAGCCACTGCGCTCGGCCGCCACTCGCCGCGCGCGAGCATCTGATGCTTCTGGTGGTTCTCGATCCTGGCGCCGCAGTGCTCGCAAACATAGGCTGCTTCTTCGGGCTTCCCCTTGGGCCAGGTGAGCTGAGCGAACTTCAGCGTCTGGAACTCACCGCAGGCCGGGCAGGGGACCCAGTAGCGTCGTTGGTCGCTCTCCTCAAAGGCCTTCTCAATGCGGCTCAGACCGGCGATCTTCGGCGTCGAGGCCAGGAAGATCTTGCGGCGCGCAAAGGTTCTGGTTCGCGCGAGCGCCAGGTTGACCGGATCGCCCTCACCGTCGACGTCGCCCGGGTAGCCATCCGCTTCGTCCAGGAACAGATACCGTGCGGCCATCGACCGTAGGCCGACGGCCGAATTGGCGCCCGTCATCACCAACACGCCGCCAGGGAACTCTTTCGCGAGAACCGTGTTGCCCGAGTCGCGGGAGCGCGGGTCGCGAACCAGTTTCCGTAGGACTTCGCTCTCCTCGATTAACGGATCGACGCGCTGCTTCGAGTTGCGCTTGGCCATCTCGACCGTGGGCTGCACGGCCATCATCGGGCCGGGCGCCTGATGAATCACGTAGCCGATCCAGTTGTTGCCGCACTCGGTCGCTCCCACCTGGGCGCCTTTCATGAACACCACACGCTCGAGCGACGAGGACGGCGACAGGCAATCCATGATCTCCCGCAGGTACGGCGTTCGATCGGTGCGCCACGGCCCTGGCTCCGCCGAAGCCCGCGTTGACAA